TCGCGGTTTGATTGACGCTCCGCGACAATCTGTGGCGTGTTGTTGGTTGTCGCGAATGAGGCTGGCCGACCGCGGGATCGCTTTGCCTCCATCGCGGCGCGTCGTCGGTAGCTTTCGACGTTCAACTCGAAGATGGTCGCGTGATGAACGAGCCTGTCGACGGCGGCGAGCGTCATGGCCGGGTCCGGGAAGACCCTGTTCCATTCGCCGAAGGGCTGGTTTGCGGTGATCAACATAGACCGGCGCTCATAGCGGGCTGAGATCAGTTCGAATAGCACGCTGGTTTCGGCCTGGTCCTTGGTGACGTAGGCGAGATCATCGAGGATGAGCAGGTCAAACTTGTCGAGCTTTGCGATTGCGGCCTCGAGCTGCAACTCGCGGCGCGCGACCTGAAGTTTCTGAACAAGATCGGTCGTTCTGGTGAAGAGGACGCGCCAGCCGTTCTCGATCAGCGCCAAGCCGATGGCTGCTGCAAGGTGACTCTTGCTTCCACCGGGTGGGCCGAACATCAGCACGTTGGCACCCTTGGCCAGCCAGCTGTCGCCGGCAGCCATGGCCATGACCTGCGCCTTGGATATCATCGGGACCGCTTCGAAGGTGAAGCTGTCGAGGGTCTTTCCGGGCGGCAGATGGGCCTCAGCTAGGTGACGTTCGATCCTGCGGTTGGCACGCTCGGTCAGTTCATGCTCGGCGATGGCCGCAAGGAAGCGCGCGGCGGGCCAGCCCTCCCGGTCGGCCGTTTCGGCGAACCGGGGCCAAAGAGTTTTGATTGTAGGCAGGCGCAGCTCGTTCAGCATGATGCCAAGACGGGCCTCGTCGATGGGATGCGCGCTCTTCATGCGACCTCTCCCACGCAAGTGTTGGCAACCAGCGCGTCATAACTGTCGAGGGCGACTGGCAGCACCGAGATACTGGGCAAATCGGCAGGGTCCGGACCGAACAGGCGACGCAGGGCCACCGGATCAGGCAGACTGCCGGTGTCCAGCGCCTTGTCCACTTCCTCGGCCAGTTCACGCTCGCAGCCACGATCATGGGCAAGAGCGAGAAGGTCGACGGTGATCTTGCAGGCCATCTTCTCGGGCAGTTGGGCCGACAGGGCCTCGAAGGCACGTCGATAGGCTGGTCGCGGAAAGAGCTTGTCGCGGTAGACCAGGTTCAGCAGCGCCATCGGCTTTTTGCGCAGGGCATGAATGACATGACGGTAGTTGACCACCTGATCATGTCGTCCGTCCGAATGGGCCCGCCCCCGGGGGAGCGTCAGCAGATGAGTGCCGCCCATGAAGACCTCAAGCCGGTCATCATGCAGACGCACCCGCAGCCGGTGGCCGATCAGGCGGGATGGCACGGTGTAGAAGACCTTGCGCAAAGTGAAGCCACCGGTGCTTGAGACCGTGACGATCACCTCCTCGAAGTCGGTCGTGCGGTTTGCCGGCAAAGGCTGAAGATAGGCCCGTTCCACCGCGATCCGCTTGGCCCGCGCCGCGTTCCTGCGTCCTACGATCTCGTCGACGAAAGCCCGATAGCCCGTCAGATCTGGGAAGTCAGGCGTGCCCCGCATCAACAGCGCATCACGGATCGCGGCCTTCAGGTGACCATGTGCGCTTTCGATTGACCCGTTCTCGTGGGCGACGCCCCGGTTGTTGCGCGTCGGCACCATCCGGTAATGGGCGCAGAGCGCCTCATAACGCTTGGTCAAATCCGCCTCAGTGGCCGCATCGAGGTTACGGAATGCGGCAGATAGACTGTCGGTCCGATGTTGATGCGGCGCGCCACCTGCTGACCAGAGGGCATTTTGCAGCCCCTCGGCCAGGGCGACATGGCTTTCGCCACCCAGGATGACATGGGCATGTTCGAAGCCCGACCATGGTAAGCGGAAGTGGAACAGCATATGCGCCAAGGGCTGCCCATCGATCGTGACCCCGAGGGCAGACAGGTCGGTGAAGTCCGAAAGCCCCATCCGGCCGGGCTCATGGACCTGCCGGAAGATGACGTCCTGCTCGGCACCATGCTGGGCGCGCCAGGACCGGATCCGCCGTTCCAGCGTGCGCCGGACACCGGGGGAAAGTTCAGGGTGGCGGCGCAAAATCTCCTCGAAGATCGCCACGGGACGAAGCCCCGGCGCCTCCTTCAGAAGCGGCACGACCTCGGTGTCAAAAATCGCCTCGAGCGGGTCAGGCCGCCGCCGTTCACGCGGCTGCGCCTTTTGCGATGGGAGCCGCGGATCCTGTGCAATCCGGTAGCCCGTGGCACGGCTGATATCCGCCTTCGCGGCGGCCACCTCGATCGGGTGGGTCTGTCGGAGCTTCATGAAAAGCCTCGTCTGTTGATCGGTTACGTGGCGACCCGGCACAAAGGTGGTTCTCCCTTCAAGAAAACCCCTAGTTTACCGGCCCGACCGCAAACGCAGACCCCAATTCGAGGCGCACGCGGTGGTGGGACTGTTCCTACAGTCGGGCTACGCCCTCCTTCCGTCACAGCCCCACCACCGCGTCTCATCCAGATTGACGCGGAATCTCATCCTGTTTGTCGCGCGGCAGTCGTCTCCACCTTCGGCCCGCCGCCGCCCTTGCCGCCGCCCTGCCTGGTGGTCCTGGTCTCCTCGCGGAAATCGGTTGCCCAGATGATGTTGCCGCCGATGCGCATGCGACCGTAAAGGCGCGGGATGACTGCGCCCTCGGTTGACGACGTGATCCGCAGGCTGTCGAGGCGCTGGCCCTCGACCCGCTGCGGCGGCGTGAGCGCCGACACGATCCAGCTGTCCACCACCGTGCCGATGGTGGAGCCGATGAAGCCACCGATGGTCGCGGCGCTGACGCCCAGAAGCGAGCCGCCGACAGCTGTGCCGATCGAGGAGCCGAGCGTGCCGAGGACAAGACTGGCCATGCGAAACTCTCAGCGTGCGGGGAACAGGAAAGCGAAGGCGATACGGCGACGCCAGGCTGGCGTCAGCGGTTCCTCGATCACGCCGAGGCGTTCATAGGCGTGGAGGAAAGTCTCGGGTCCGGTGAGGATGCCGACATGCTTGGCGATGGCGCGGGGCATCATGCGGAACAGCACCAGCGCGCCAGGCTGGATGTCGGTCGGCGCGATCTCGACCATCACACGCCGTGCGCCCTCGGCCAGCACCTCGTGCGGTCCGGTCTCGCCCCAGTCCCTGCTGTATGGCGGGATCGGGAACGGCTCCTGCCCGACCACCTCGCGCCAGACGCCGCGCGCAAGCCCGAGGCAGTCGCAGCCCACCCCGCGCAGGCTGGCCTGGTCGTGGTAGGGCGTGCCGAGCCAGGATCGCGCGACGTCGATGACCAATGCAGGATCGGCGGTATTCAAAGCACCGCCCCATCATGGCCGCCATCCCGGGTGGCGAAGCGCAAGATCGTGTCCTGCCCCGGGATATGCGGAAAGCCGCGGAAGTTGGCGACATTGCCGAACTTCGCGCTGCAGGTCGCGATCCGCTTGTCGCATCCTGCGCGGATGACGAACGCATCTGTCGCCGCGATCTGGCGCACCGGCGCTTCCAGCAGGGTCAGGATCGGCACGCCGCCGACGACGTCGTGCGAGAGCACCTCGACCCGTCGTCCCGCATTCGCGCCGCTGGTCCACTCCACCAGCCCGAAGGCAAACCAGCCTGCCGCGAAGGCCCCAAGGCCGGAGGCGGTGAAGGCCCGGTCGCGCAGCACGTCGATGACCGCCCCGATGCCCTTGTACGCCGGGGCTTCGAGGTTCACGCCGCAGCGCGCATCGCCCAGCGCGGCGTCGCAGGTGGCCTGGAAGGTCCGCCCGACGGTCTGATTGAGAACGTGGGCGAGGCTGCGCACCTCGGCCACGAAGGCCACGCGGCCTCGCCGGATCTGGCCGATGGCCCCGCGACGCAGCAGAACGCGCTGGCTGGTGTCGGTCCAGTTCACCCGCCAGACCTCGACCGCGGCATTGTCCCATCGGCCGTCGAGGATGTCGGTCTCGGTGATCCGGTCGGAGGACAGCACGCCTTGCGCATCCTGTGCATCGACTGAAAGATCGGAGCCGGATCGGACTTCGGACGCGGTCAGCCCGCTTTCGGGTTCGAACTCGGTGCCGTCGAACGACAACGTCCGGTCGTGATCGGTGAATCCGAAGATCACGCCATCGCTGCGGGTGATCCGCCAGCACCAGGCGAGGGTCGTCGTGCCTTCGTCGAGATGCGCCTGCAGCGCGGCCGCGAGGGACTTCATGGCTGATCGTCGCCCCCAGCGCCCGCGAAAAAGGCCATCGCGAACGCGCCAATGGCGCAGCCCAGGAACAGCCCAGCGATAAACTCAATCATCGCCGCGGAACCCGCGTTCGAGGCGGTCGCGCAGGCCGATCATGCCGAGGCCGAGGGCGATCAGCGCGGCCGGAGAGGCATCGCTCGACCCGGACAGGCTTGCAATCACCTGTGCGAGATCACTGAGCGTTCCGGTGTCGGGAAGCAGCAGCGAGGCCACTCCCGTCAGAATGGAAAACACGCCCGCCCACCAGGTGAGCGATGTCGGCAGAATGTAGCGCATCGGATCAGGTCCTCCGGTTCATGGTGGAGAAGAAGGCTGTCACCCGCTGCCACCAGCCGCGTGCGGAGACGGGCTGTTGCGGGGCGGCAGGCGCCGTGGGCGCGGGCTGCGGGCACAGCAGGTCCAGCGCCTCGGCCTCGGTCAGGCGGCGAACGGGCCGCGAGAAGTCCACGCGGCCGCCGCGGTCCACGGCCCAGACCGGGATCGTGCCGCCGGGATAGCGGCCGTGGCGAAAAAGGTCGCGCTCGGCTTCCCGGCGCGGGATGATCGCGACCGGCCGCCGCCAGTTCAGGAACGCATCGGCGGCTGCCGCGCGATTGCCGGCGTTGAGCGCCCTCGTGAGCGTCGCTCTGGCGATGGCGCCGGTGTTGTAGTGGAACGAAACCAGCGCATCGAACTCGTGCGGGGCAAGCGGCACCCTGACCGCGCGCAGCACATCGGCCTCGTAGGCAGCAAGGTCCGCGCGGAAGACCAGGAACGCCTCGCGGATGCCGGCATCGAGGTCGGCGGGCATGCCGCGCGGCATGATGGCCGGATCGGGCGGACCGGCGGCGGCGGTGTGGCCGATGCCGAATGTCCAGACCTGTTTCACGTCCAGATAAGGTCCGGGCACGATGCCTTCGTGCCGGATCAGGGCCAGAAGCCCCAAGTCGGTAATGTGCATGGGTTCACCAGAGAAACGAAAGGGCGAGGATCAGCGCCGCAATGGCAAGGCCGATGCGAATGCGGTGAGCGAAGGCCTGCCAGGCATTCGCTGGGTCGCAGCGAATGGCGCGCGCAAGGCGGAGAAGGTCAGTCATCGTCCTTCCATCCCTTTGCAACGCGCAGCCGGGCGAGGACGAGTTCGATGAAGGCCGGGCCGAAGACACCCACGAGATAGGCGGCCGAGCCTGCCGCCCCGCCCGCAGGGATCGCCTGCGGCGGCAGGGATAGCCAGGCGGTGACGAGCGCCATCGAAAGGCTGCCCATCCCCGCCGCGATCAGACCGCCGAGCAGGACGTGGCGCAGCGCATCGCGCAGCCGCATCCGCGTGGTCAGCGCATTGGTCGCTCCGCCGAGCGCACCCCACAGAGCCAGGATCACTGCCGTGGACTCTGCCAGCGCGCGCACCGTCGTGGCGATGAAGCCGGAGTCTTCGTTCATGCCGCGATCGCCATCCTGCGGATGTCCTGGGTCAGCGCCCGCCACTCGGCCTGCCGCTGCGGGTGCTGTGCGAGCGGCCCGTCGCAGACGAGGAAGAACGCCGCACCCATGCCCGGGGCGGAACCCGTCGTCAGGTCGCTCCCGATGCGGAACGAGGATAGCGTCGGCGTGGCAAACTGCGGGGCCGAGATCAGCCCCTGGCTGTCGACCTGCATCCCGGCCTGACCGCCGTGGATGTCGAAGGTCACTTCGTGCCACCCGGGCGTCACGATCTTCCCCGTTGCCAGCGTGCTCTGCGGCAGCGCGTTCAACACGACCGCCGTGATCCCGTCCCACAGCAGGTTGTTCTGTGGGTTCGACGTGATATTCAGCCGAAGAACATGCGGGACGGTCGTACCGCCGCTTTCCGCGTTTCCCACGAGTATGATGTTGCTCCCGCCGAACACCGATGCATCCAGCCAGAACAGAATGCCGCAGCCGAAGCTGTTGCGGTTGGTCGGCGGCGCCGCAAGTTCCAGGATGCCACCGCCGAGATCGGCGAGGTAGACGCCGCGCGTCGTGTCGAGCGTCGCGCCGCGCCCGCGCCCGGACGGAAACTGGCCGATGGGCGTTCGTCGCGCGGGCGCGGGAACGATCCTTCCGATGGGATCGCCGGACGCGACCGCTCCGGGCAGTCGCGCGGGCGATGGCATGATGCTGTAGGCGGCAACGAGGTCCGTCCCGATGGAGGGCAGCCGCTCGACGAGGCTGGCAGCGCTCGAGATTTGCGCGACATTGGGCGTCGCACCGCCCTTCGTGTTGATCGCCATCAGACCAGAACCTCCACAGTCCAGCTCGGGAGCCACCGCTTCAGCGTCCGCCCCGGGAGCCGCAGGCTGGGCTTCTCCAGCGTCGTCGTCAGCAGCCCCCGCCGCGCGTAGTGGAGCGGATCGAGCGTGGTCATGTCCTGGAACTGCGCCGCGTAGCCGATCCGGTAGCCCAGGGTCGGCACGATCGGCTGGTCGAGCGTCACGATGTAGCGCTTGCCGTCCTCCGATACCGTGACCGACGCGACCGATGCGTTGCACGGGCCGTATCGTTGCTGGACCCCGCCCGTGGTCTGCAGGATGTCGTGCAGCGTGATGCCGACATTCTCGATGCCGACGCCGCCGTACCAGACGTCCTGACGGATCATAAGCCGCTCGTCCGGCCGCAGCCATTGCGCGTAATCGAGCACGATCGTCGTCCCCGACACCGTGACCGTCGGGCGCCCGATGTGCCACGACCGCCCCGCAAGCACCTCCGCCATGGCCCAGCCCGCAATCTCGCCGATGAGCGTGGTGGAGGTGTAGTTGGGGTGAACGTTGGCATCCTGCAGCACGACATCCGGCTGGTAGAGCGGACAGACCAGATGCGCCCCCGGCGTTTCCGAAGCCCAGTCGAGCTGCAGGTCGATGACCGGCCAGCGGTTGTTGGCCGTGTCCGCCCGTCCGCCGGATTGGGTCAGGAAGAAGTACGGCACGCCTTCCGTCTGGCCGTAGAACTCGGCCACCAGCGTATTGAGGTTGCCGCGCGCGCTGGTGAGGTTCGCCTTGTAGTTGGCGTTGTTCTCGTCCGCCGTGCCCTGCACCCACAGGAAGGCCGGGCAGTGGGGAACCAGCCCCAGCCGGTTGCACGCATCGACCACGGACTGGTGCCACCGCCGCACGTTCGCCCAGTGCTGGCCGTTCTTGCCGGGCAGCAGCGTGCCGGTGTCCTGTCCGGTGTCGTAGATGCCGAAGGGCCAGAGGTCGGCGATGTTCTCGCCCTGCTGACCGATGGTCTTGGCGATGATGGGGATGGGTGCCGCGTCCTGTTCGGCGCGCAGCCGCGCGAGGTGATGGATCGTCGGATAGATGATGCCGCCCGGACCGGGGCCGGGGGTCGTGATGTGGGGCCTGGCCAGGCGGTCGGTTGCCCGGCCCGCCGACGAGAAGCCGAAGACCGAGTTCGCCAGCCCGTCGTCCACGTCGAAGAAGTAGGGGAAATCCTCCCACACGACCGGGTCGTTGTAGACGTTGCCGTAGGCAAGCGACTGACCGTTGGCCCAGATGACATCGACGCGGTTGTCATGGCGATGGCCGATCACGAACCCGTCGTTGTTCCGCTTCAGCCGATGTGTCCGGCTGCCGTAGGCATCGCTCAGGAAGTGTAGCCCGTCGGCGCGCGGGGTGATCGCCATCGCATCGGCAGGCAGGCCGGTCAGGTCGAAGGCCGCGCCCGTGGCCAGCGCCGTGGCCAGCCTCGCACCGGGGGCGAGATCGATGCGTCCCGCTGCATCGCGCGAGAGGATCGCTTCGCCGTCCTCGGCCACGACGACCGGCGCATGCTCGCCGAGCGCAGGCTCGAGGTCGCGCACGGTCATCGCACGCAGGTCGTGCTCGGATGCAGCACCTTGCAGCACGCGCAGTTCTCGCACCGCGCCTGAGAAGCGGCGCAGGGTTCCGAGCGCGCAAGGCGTCGCATGGCCCAGCCGCAGCGTGGACCAGATGGACACGAGGTCTTGCGCGGTCGCGACCGAGGCCACCTTGCCGTTCACCGCCAGCCGCAGCGTCGCGCCGTCGTAGGACACCGCGCAGCGGAAGCGGTCGGCGTAGAGGTCGGCCACATCCACCTGCGCCCGCGTGGTGACGTTCACCGTCGCCCTCAGCGCGCGCCCCACCATGTCGAGACCGAAACACGCGGACCCGCCCGCGTCCACGCGCCAGAGCGGCGTGGTGTCGATCTCCGGTCTTCCCTCCGGCACCGCGAAGTCGAAGAGAACGGTGACGGCATTGCCACGGATCGGCAGGCTCGACAGGCCCACCGTAACGCTGGTGTTCGGGATGAAATCGGCGGTGATCGGGGCCGCGCAGGGCAGCGCGATGCCGGAGACCCGCTGCACCGACAGCAGGGCAAGGTGCAGCAACGGGCCGGCAGAGAAGGTGTTGGCGAGGCTCCCCGATGCGGCGGGCGCAGGCACGATGCCGAACCACTGGCCCGTCTGCGCCGTGATGCTTCTTGCTCTGGACCTGACATGCAGCCACCCATCGCCGAGGTCGCGCACGACGGTTGCCTCGTAATCCATGCCATCCGGGACCAGCAGCACGTTCCCGGTAGCCAGGTCCAACCTGACAATATTCCCGCTGCTGCCAGCGGTCGGGTTCGAGAATCCGGTCGGGAAGCGCAGGCCCAGATGCGTGACAACAGGCTCGGGCCTGAAAATGGCGTCAATCTGATACATCTCCCCGGCGACCGTTTCCGGGATCGCCAGTTGAACGTAGCGAGACGTCGAACCGGAGGTCGGCGCGCTGACGATCTTTGGTGTCAGACCGACCACCGGGGACGGCAACGGGCTGTCGGAAATCGAGGTCCCGACGTAGGTGAAATCATCCAGGCCGGGGTTCCAGGCTTGCGTCACCCACGGCTGGAACCAGGCACCGAGGTATCCCGACGACAGCATGTGGACGCGGGAGCCGTTGCGCCACTTCCCGTCCGGAAAGACCGCGAGGCGGTCCGGAAACGAAACCGTCCCCACGTTCGCCAAGGCATCCACGGCGTCGCCGTTCGGCTGGCGCACGAGCGCGACACCGAGATCGAGCCGCAGATGGACGCCGACGTCCGAGGACGCGTCCTGAACCGCCAGGGATCGCGCCGCGGCAGAAGCCACGCCATCGATGGTCGGATATTCGGCGACGAGCATCGCCACCGGACCGGGATCGTGCCGGAACCGCTGCACCCGGTCCGGAAGAACGACGGTGAATTGACTGCCCACCGTCGTGGCGGCGAGCCCGGATGCGACATCCGGATGGACCGATGCGAAGGCCACGGCGCCCGTCGCGCCCTGCTGCGCGAGCGCAGCGGAGTCCGCAGCGTCGGCCGCGAGGGCGCGCGCCTCGATCAGAAACCCCTGAACGGTCGAGATGATCTCGGGCGTGACCGGCGGCGCGTCCACCAGATCGGCGATGTTGAACGGACCGGGCTGATCGGGAACCGAGACGCGGAAGTAGCGATCCGCGTCCTTGAGGCGAACGAACACCACATAGTTGCCCGCCATGACGTAATGATCGATCGCGCCTGCATTGTCCGTCAGAACGTGGAACGGCTCGTCGAGCACCACCGAGGATCCCTGCGCCTGAACCTCGCGCCGCTCGCGGAACCACGTCAGCGTCCGGTTCGGCAGTACAGAGCCTTCCGGCGTGCGGAAAACGCCGGTGATCCGGCGAAGGGTGTCTGTGGTCATGGCGTCTCCGTCCGCATTGTCCGATCAGCGGATTTCGATGAGGGGGATCGAAGTGATCGATCCGAGGCGTTCGATGTCCAGGGTGACGTCGAGGGCGTCAGTGTCGAAGCGCACCGGCACGTCGAACTCGAACCCCGCGCGCACGCCTGCGCCCGCCGCGGGCGGGGACGCGAAGGTGACGACGCCGGTGGTTGTGTCGAACGACCAGCCGGAGAACAGCTCCACGCCACCGACCGCGACGCGGACCGTGCCCTCGACCGGCTTTTGGATCGTGCGCCACCAGTGGTGTTCGTCGGTCCCGTAGCGCTTTCGCAACTGGAAGGCGGTCCGTGCGCCGTCGCCAACTCCGAGAAGCTGGTCCTCGGCCGAGACCGCGCGCGAGGGCAGGCAGGATTTGAAGTCGGCCCAGTCCTTGAAGCGGAAGCCGTGCAGGCGGCCGTTCCGCGCCTCGAAGAAGGCGACGACCGCCGCCAGATCGTCGGCGCGGCGGATGCCATAGGCGACGTCGTAGCGGCGGCGGCTGTTCGCCCAGCTGGCGTTGCGCTCCTCGGCCCCGCTTGCCAGCTCGACGATCTGGGTGCGCCGCTCCGGCCCGCCGCGTGCGCCGCGGCTGATGGTGTCCGGAAACCGGACCTCGTGGAACGCCATGTCTGCCCCTCACATGCCGCGCCGGCCCAGCGCCACGGCGCGAGCCATGTCTGCCGCGATTTGCGTCCGCGACTGGCGGAAGCTCTCGGCATCCCGCGCCATGATCGTGATGTTGACGGTCTGCGCGTCCGACTGGCGGTAGCGCGCCGCCTCCTTGCGCGACAGCACCCGTTCCCCGCGCTGCAGGATCGCGGGCACCTCGTCGGGGCGCAGCCCGGCCCAGCCGCCTGCGTGCATGCGCGGCGCACCCGCGAAGGCCAGCGCCGGGACCATTCGACCGGGACCAGGGGCGCCGACCCATCCGCCGCTGTGGAAGACCCTGCCGAAGATGCCGCCACCCCCGCCGAACCCGCCCAGCACGCCGGAAAGGGCGTTGGCGATGGGGCCGAGAATGAACCGTCTGGCAGCCAGCTTCGCGAGGTCGGCGATCAGCGAGGTGACCAGGTCGCGGAAGTTGAATTTACCCGTCTTCACGAACTCGCCGATGGCGTCCTCCGCGCGTTGGAAAGCGCCCACCAGCGCATTGCCGATGTCCTGGCTGATGTCCCGCGCCTTCGCGGCGTAGTCGGCAAGCGCCAACGCGGCGGCCTGCCAGCCGGTGAGGGCCTTCTCGGCTCCGGCGGCCGCCTGATCGCCAGCAGCAGCGATGTCCTCGCCTGCCTGCCGACCGGCACCGCCTGCGCGCCTTACCGCCCCGCCGGCGTTGTCAAGCTGATCCGCGAGCCTCTGAGCAGAGGCGGCAGCGTTCGCAAGCGCCTCGCTGCCATCCTGATCGGTTCTGGCCATCGCATCCTTGAGCGCCTGCCAGCTTGCCAGCGGACGCGATGCGGCGGAGGACAACATCCCCGCAGCTTCGCGATAACCTCCGGCGCGGGCGCGGGCGTCGTCGGCCATCCTGCCGAGACCGAGATCGGGCGCTTTGACATAGGTCCGTGACAAGGCAGCAGAGAAAGCATCCGCCGCGGCGGTGCCTGCCGCTTTGGCGCCTCCCTCGAACGGATTCCCTATGCGGCCGAACTTGATTTCGCCCAGCGTGCCGATCTTGAGCCAATCCGCCCGCAACGCCTCGGGCAGATACTCGCGCACCGAGTTCAGACGCTCGATGAAACTGTTGATCCGCACGACCGCGCCGTTCAGCATTGCTTCGACGCCAGCGATCAGGCTGTTCGCTGCCTGAAACGCGAAGTCGCCGATGGCGTCCGGCAGGCTGCCCCAGATCGCCACCGCCGCGTCATAGGCACCCTGGAAGATCGCCACCGTCCGGTCGCCGAACGCGACGACGCCCTCGACGATGCCTTCCAGCGCCTCGAGGCTCGCGGCCTTCAACTCCTCCCACCCGGCACCCATGCTTGCGAGCGCCGCGTCGAGCGACAGCCCAATCCGCGACCAGACCTCGCGGGCCAGATCGCCGAGCAGACGAAACGCCTCGCCCACACCGCCGACCCTGGCCGCGAGTTGTGTGAACTGATAGACCAGTTCCCCAGCTCCGACGATCAGGGCGCCGATGCCGGTGCGGATCAGCGCGTTGCGCAGGACCACCAGCGCTGTGGCCACGCTGCTCACCGAAATCGCCGCCGCCGCCATGCCACCCACCCAGCGCCCGGCCATGAAGGCGGCGAAGGTCGTGGCATAGCTGGCCAGCCGCCCGAGGTTGTCGAAGAACGTCCGGATCGCGATCCCGAGCGGCCCGGTTCTGCTCGCCACCGCTGCCATGGCGTTCGCGACCGCCTCGAGCGCAGGCGCGGCAGCGACCGCCAGCTGATTGGCTACGCCGCGCCAGATCAGGCCCAACCGCGAGATGGCGTCGTTCGTCCGCTCGATCTGGTCGGCGTCCTGCTCCGAGACCACCACGCCGAAATCGCGCACGTCCTGCGTCGCCTGACGAAGCGTGGCCGTGTCAATCCGGCTCATCGCGATGGAGCCTTCCTCGCCGAAAAGGTGTCCCGCGACCGCCGCGCGCTCTGCAGCGGGCACGAACTCTTCGATTGCCGCATTGATCGCGCCGATCCGCTGGTCCAGCGGCAGTGCAATCAGGTCGGTGGCGGACAGTCCCAGCCTTTCGAGCGCGACAACCGCTGGACCGGTCCCGGCAGCCGCCTGGCTCAGACGGCGCGTCAGGTCCTTGGTGGCCTGCTCGATCCCGGACATCGACACGCCCGCCAGCTCGCCCGCGCGTTCGAGCACCTGGATGCTCTCGACCGTGGTGTCGAGCGACTGGGCCAGCTTCGCCTGCGCGTCGACGGTCGAAAACGCGGAACGGATCGCCGCCGTGGCCGCTGCCGCCAGCGCCCCGGCCGCGGCCGCCGCAGCGATCCGCGCGCGCCGCGCGAAGGCCGCGAGCCGCGCGTTGGCCAGCTCCATCTCGGTCGACAGCCGCCGGAACCCGCGTGTGCCGGCCTCGCCGATGCCTTCCAGCTCGGCG